TCACGCCGGCGTCCGCGAGGGTCTTCTTGGCCTTGGCCGTATCCGGCTTGCCGTCCTTCGTGTACGCCTTGAGCGTGTCCTCATGGCCGGAGAGTCCGTCCGGGATGAACGAATACACGTGCCCTTGTAGACCTTCTCGGAGAGCTCGTCGCGGTCGATGAGGCTCGCCACCGCCTGACGCACGGCCTTCGCCTTGTCCGTGTCGGCGTCCTTCTGCGATTCGCCGTAGGGCTGCAGCTTGAAGTTGAAGGCGAGCATGCGCACTTCGCCACCGGGTCCCTTGACGACCTTCACCTTGTCGTTCTTGCCGAGATCCTCAATGTCGGTCGGCGACAGCGAACGGTACGCGACATCGACCTGCCCCTGCTCGACCGCCATCTTGAGGTTCGACACGTCGGCGAAGTACTTCACCTGCACGCCGGAGTTCTTCACTGGCGTCAAGCCTTGGTAATTGGCGTTCTTCGCGTAGCTGACGGCCTCGTTGAGCTTGAACGAGTCAATTTGGTACGGGCCTGCGAAAGCCTTGCCGTTCACGATTGCGTCCGCATCGGTGACCTTGTCCGTGTCGAACACCTCCTCGTCGACGATCGGACCGGCCGGCGAGCTCATGACCTGCTTGAGTGTGACGTCGAACGGCACCTTCGCGTTGAAGACAACGGTCGTGTCATCCGGCGTCTCGATGGAATCGATGTTGGCGAGCAGCGAGCTCGGACCATTCGGATCGTTGATCGTGTTGATGCGGTCGTAGGAGAACTTCACATCCTTCGCGTCGAGCGTGTGGCCGTTCGCAAACTTGAGTCCTTCCTTGATCTTGACGGTGAACTGCTTGCCATCATCGCTCCATGTGCCGTCGTCCGTCGCAATGTCCGGGGACAGCTCCGACGTGTTGTAGTCCTGCGCGTACAGGAACGGGAACACCTGGATCTGCACGGCGTACGAACCGTTGTCGTATGATCCTGCGGGATCGAGCGAGGTCACCTTGTCGGTGGCGCCCACCAGCACGGTGTTCTCGTCGGCGGCGTCGGCCACGTCATCCTTCACGCCTCCGCATGCGCTCACCGAGGCGAGCGCCGCCACGGCTGCCGCGGCTGCGATGATCTTCTTTGCGTTCACAGTGCACCTTCGCTCTGTGCGTTTTGCCCCGCTCTCTTCGGGGCATCGTTCACAGCACATTGCTAGTTTCATGCATTACCGGCACGTTTCATCTCAGCATCCGACCAACGCGAACGCACGGTGATTATCCTCAAAACCTTTGCGGTTCCAGCGATTGGCGGCGTCTGCATCCAGAGTCACATGCTGAGACCGTTCCCCGTGCCGCCCGTATGGCGCGTGTTCGGCTTGGATAATCTGCGGTCCGCCGTGACCACATCCTGCCCACATCTCGCGCTGGAATACGCCGGATTCGGTCAGGCCACCCTGCCCGACATGTCCGGAACACGCCGCAGATACAAGAAAACCCGCCGTTTCCGGCGGGTTTTCATTCGTGGAGCCGCGGGGGTACCACAGCAAGATAGTGTAAGCCTATGCAATCATTGATATCCAAAGTGCACGAAGATTGTCTTGTACCATAATTTGTGCCATTTTCTTTGTCTCACTATCTGCCCCATACCCCGACAACGCACACACGGGGATGGTGGTGATGTCACATCGGCAGTAGCCCCGTCTCGATGAGTTCGAGCGTGGTGAGCAGATCATTGTTGATCTGACGCATGCGGTCGTCGGAGTGCATCTCGTCGAGCGTCCACCATGTGCAGGTGCGGCCGTCGATGTCGAACTCGAGGTGGGCGACATTGTAGAAATCGAGGTCGTACTGCCAGTCCTCGATGTCGATGAGGTAGTGGTTGTGGACGCTCTCAAGCGGATAGTCGGCATCCTGATCGATGTCGTAGATGCCGAGCGTGTAGACGTAGTGGCGGATCGCGTCATCGTGTTCCGGGCACGGTTTGCGGCTCTCGACCATGAGGCTGCCAGTGACGTCGAACAGGCGCGGCGGCAGCCAATAGGCACATGCCAGTTGGCGCAGGCAGTCATCGGCATCGTGTAAGGCATGGACGGCCACGTTCGGCAATAGCCAACAGTCCCAGTCATCGTCCCAGTAGAGCAGGTACCGGCCGTCATTGCGAATGACGGCGAGTGCGCTTTCAATTGTCCTCATGATCCTATTCTCCCACAACGCAAAAGCCCCGCTCCCCCATCATACGTGATGGAGAAGCGGAGCTTTTCTCAGAATTTACTCAGAATTACTCAGAATTCCGGGAAATTCTGACTACTCATGTGGCATGTCGGAGTGGTCGGCGATCGACGCCAGGCTGGAGCCGCCGTCTGCCTCCGGGATGCCGGCGATGCTCGTCAGGAGGCTGAGCACACCGCCCATGAGAGAGATAGACAGGACATTTGGCCAGTCGGCCTGCATGAGCCCAATCGCACCCGTGCCCAGCACGCCGAGCGCGGACTGAGCCATCGTCTTCAGGGCGCGGATGAGCGCGGCACGCACCCATACGCGCATCGGCCCGGCCGCCGGATCACGAACGGGCACACTGTCCGGTAGCGGCTGGTCGGCGTCGTCGTAATGATCGATTGTGTTGTCGCTGTTGGTCATCGTGTCACCCCAGCATCTGGTTGACGCGGGCCTGCACGGCCTCGTAGTTTGCGCCCAGCGCGCTGCGGCGTGCGTCGCCGTTGCCGAATTCTCCTGCGATGGTGCGGCGTGCGAGATCGTCGATGTTCGCGGCAGGCTTGGACGCGGACGCGCTGCTTCCCGCTCCGAGCATCTGGTTGACGCGCGCCTGCACGGCCGCGGGGTCGTACCCCATTGCGCGCAGCGTCTGGGAGCGCTGCGGATCGTTGCCGTACGCGCCGGCGATGACGTCTCGCGCGATCGCGTCGATGCCGGCAGCCGGTGCTGGGCCGGCCGCGCCGGAGATGCCGCAGATCTCGTTGACCTTCGCCTGTACCGCGGCCGCATCGTATCCCGCGGCCTTGAGCCTCGCCATGCGGTCCGCGCCGTTGCCCCATTTGCCGTTGATGACCTCACGGGCGACCCGGTCGACGGTCAGCTTGCCGGACGGCTGCGGCGCCGGATTCGCCGGAGCGGCCGTCGGAACCTTCTGCCCGGCCTTCTGGCGCGCCAGACGGTCGATGCGTGCCAGATCGTAGGTGCCGGGGCATTCTGTGCTCGTCCACGTGCGATGCGGCTTGAGTGGCAGGTCCCCATAGGTTGTTCGCAGATCGGCGACCAGCTGCGCGATCGTGTCGTAGTCGCCATCGGACTGACGCCAATTGCACTCGATCGAGATGGACTTGTCGTTGCCGCCGGATCCGACATTGATGCCATCGCCGCATGCCCAAGCGCGGTCACCGGGCGCGACAAGACAGGCGACACGGCCGGCTTCTGCCACGTAATGCGCGCTCGTCTTCCTTGCGCCGGACACGAATAGATTGATGACGGTGTCGAAATTCGGTCGGCGCACGGCCGGGTCGTCCCACCAGTGGATGGTGATGGCGGTGATGCCGTACGGGCGACCGGGCGTGTAACAGGCGGCGTCGTACTTGGTGATGTACTCGTAGGTACTCATGATGTGATTTCCTTTCTGGATATGGAAAGAGGCCGCGGCGGGATTGCCACGGCCCCATGTGTTGGGTCTGATTGATTAATGAGCGGGTGGGTAGTTGTTCATGCGCTGCAGGTCGGCGATGATCCTGCTGCCTGCCCCGTTGCCTCCAAGGGTGTGGTAGGAGTCGTAGATCTCCTGCGCCTCCTCGAGGTCGTCGAGTGGCACCCATCCGCGTGCCACGGAGTCACGGTGCACAGTTTTGAGCATTGACAGGGCGCTGTGCCTCGAGATGCAGTTGCGTGCCTTGACCTCGGGGGTCTCCTCGCGTCTGCACGTGGCCTGCACCCAGTCGAGCACATGCTGGACGATGACGGTGATCGTACCCGACCCGAGCACACAGCTGACTATCGTGACCCAGTCCCCTGCGGTGAGCGTCATCGTCCAATCCTTCTCTTAGGCGTAGGTGTCTCCGTTGAAATAGGCGGGAGTGGTCCCGCGATTGTCGTAGGTATCGGCCAGTTCGAGTTGCGGGTTGTACACGGCGAGCTGTGCGGGTTCGCTGTCACCGCGCGGGCCGCGGAAGCGGATGCGCAGCACGCCATCGGCCGGTGCGGTGAACCGGAACAGTTGCGCGCGCTGTGCTGGACGTCCGGGCGGCAGCGCCGCGAGCGATATCCCGTCCGAGCCGATGATCTGCACGACCTCGCCGCGTGACGTGTCGACGCCGACATATCCCAGTTCGCATGCGAACACCATTGGTTTGCCGGCGCATTCGCCCACGTTCAATATCCATTCGACATACGAGCCACTGCTGCCCGGCTTCGAGGTGGCGCACCAGCCGGTACGTCCGGCCCATCCCCATACGAGGCTATTGTCGGCGACGTCGATCACACTGTTGGGCTTCGCCCCATTGCCCTTGCAGGCAGCGTTCAAAACCAGTTTTTGCGAATCATGCCGCCACCACCCATGCAGAGAGGGCGGTTACGGGATTAGGACTGGCGGCCCGCTTTGCGCGTCCTTGGGCGGCGCGAACCACGGCATCGTCAGGACACCGTTTTCGAGCAGTTGTTTGACCGTCGCCCAGTCCTGCTCGCCGAATACGGCGCAACCCTCCAATGTGACCCATCCACATTCGCGGAATATCCACAGCTCGTGCGCGCCGGCCGCTACCGAGATACGGCCGGCGACCCATCCAATTCGATCCGTGAGCGCCGCTCCCTCGGTCGTGTCCGTACTCGATATGCGTTGAGTGGTGGCGTTGCGCGGTAAGCATAGCTTGTCCGGCGCGTCGCATGAGTAGACGCAGACGAGTACATCCCCACCTTGCTTGGCGAATAGCCCATGTCGAACTTGAACGTTCCCTCGAAGTGGCCGCCCGGTGGTGTCCGGTACGACCATTTGCCCATATCCGTATCCTGCGTCTTCTCCACATTCCACGTATAGGTCGCAAGCTTCTCGCCGTACGGCGTCGCGCACAGATTCCTGATCTCCACGCTCATGTGCACACCCCCAGACGAGGACATGCACAGCGGAATGCGGGCGCAGAGCTAAGAGGAGGTACCCCCCCCCACCCCGTGATAGCAGCGTCGCCATCGAACCATGCGATGCACTGCTTGATCATGGCGTCGTAGTCGCCGGCGGTCATGAGCAGCACCTGCCGGTAGCGCGCCTTCTGTCCGTCGGCCATTGGCACGTAGAGGCGCATCGTGACCTGCTGTGCAGTAGGCAGAATGAAACGTGCCGCGTATCGGGTTCGGTCGCGCCCCGTGTATGCGGCGGTGGCGAGCACCGACCCGTCCGCGCCCGTGACGAGCAGGATACGGTTTTGGAAGGTGGGCATGTCGCCAGCACCTGAATACGAGTTGAGCATCACGCCAGCCACATAGTCGCCGGCAGGCAACGTATCGGACTGCCAGCTCGCATAGATGTTGCCGATCTGATTCGCCATGCCGTCCGTCGCATCAGGCGTGGTGACGAGCATTCCATCGCCCAGCGTGATGTCGCACTTGTTCCCTATCCACGTGTTGGCCGTGTTGTTGGCCGGTTTCGGATTGACGCACAGATTCCGTGATTCACGCATGACCATCCTCCTCTCCCTGTCGTGTCTGCAAGACGCGTATCTGCGCGGTGAGCACCGCATTCTGATACGCAAGCTGCGCGTTCTGCTCACGCAGCACTGCGATCAGCTCCTGAGCGGGTACCTCGATCATCGCTTCCTCCTTGCCTTAGATGAATATGACGTAGTTGACGCGGAACATGCCGGACACGGCCGAGGCGCACCACACGTACCATTGCCGTGTGCTCGACGCGTACCCGGCGCCCGTCAACACCACGTTCTGCGCGTTGACGTCGCCGTTCGACACGAACACGGTCGGATGCCCCTCGTCGATGTCGATGCCGGTGATGGACGCCCATTGCGCCTCGGTGAACAACGTGTGGCGCGTCGACGACGCGGACGGCGTGATGACGGTGCTGCCCTGGAACATGCGCGGCATGCGGCACCCGTTGATCCTGACCGGCGTGCCATAGATGTTCACCCCGTTCGCGGGTGCGGGAGCGCCGATGCCGATACCCTCGCCGTCCGCGGACACGTCCATGATGAACCGTGCCGGGCCGATGGTCGTGTACCGGGTGACGGTCGCGTACTTGTCGGTCAGCGTGCAACGCAGCTGATACGAGCGGTCGATGTCGAACCCGTCGAACGTGGCCGTCGTCGTGTTCGTCCCGCTGCCTGACGTGGCCGACGCCTCAAACTCCGACCATGCGCCCGACGCGTCCTTGTACGCGAATCCGAGCGTCCTGCACGAATTCGACGCATCCGCGGACGCGTCCACGTTCCAGTCCGCCGTGAACCGCACCGACGTGCCCGACGAGTCCGGGTTGCCGTCCGCGTCCACACGCAGCGCCGAGAACGAACGGATATCCGGCGGTCTGGTGGCCAGCGCCCACACCGCGTACAGGGTCACGTCCCTGTCGGCCCCGTAGCGGCCTGCCGGCTGATAGTTCACCGCACCGTTGCGCACGGTGGACCATCCCCGGAACGTGTAGTTCGCCCTCGTGGGACGCGTCCCGCTCAGCGTGAGCACCTCGCCGTACCATTTCGTCTGCGCCCCGGGAGCGCCGCTGCCGCCGTTCGCGTCATACGTGACACGATGAGACGGCAGCGCGGGCACCGAGACGGTCATGGTCGCGCCGGACACGCCCGCCGCATAGCCGGTGACGCGAATCTCACCGCCGCACTGGATCGTCTGCACGCCCTTCGTCTTCGCTACGGTGAGCGTCTTCGTGGCCATGTTCACGTTCTGCCCGGAATTCACGTTCACCCCGGAACGGTCAACGTTCGCCCACTGCCCGTTCACGCCCGCGCTGCCACGTACCGTCAAACCGCTGTACCAGTAGCCGTTCACGGTCTGGATCGCCGCCGTGCACGAAATGGTCACGCTCGAGTTGTTCTGCGACGTGACCGCCGCATACATCTCGCAACGCCAATTACCCTGTACCGGCCCTGTAGGCATCACGCACCTCCGTTTCCGACATACTGCAACGACATGTGCCCGTTCTCACGCGGCATCCACGCGAAATTACCGATCCTGAGTGTGTTCATGACCTGCGCGTTGTTGATGTACAGCTGCTCGTTGCTCACGTAGGCCGCCGTCGTCTCACCCGCCTTGAACTCCAATCGGGTGCTGGTCAGCTGCATCCGGTACGCGGCCTCGTCCGTCATGTCGCCTATGGTCAGCCCGTTCGACGGGTCGAAGCTCATGTACTGTCGGCGCGCCTCGACCTCGGCGTTCAGCGCCTCGTTCGTCGCGTCGATACGACCGCCGATATCCATGAGCGCCGTATCCAGCCGCTCCTCGACCACCAGACCGGACACGCCAGTATCGATAGGCCCGTCCGTCAGGAAACTGATGACCGTCTCGCCGCCGCGAGTCACCGTGACCCCGCGCGAATCGATGGCGACACGGTTATCCGCATCCTCCGACGTGTAGAAGTTCGAACCGAGCACCTGCCCGCCCGTGACCTTCGCCGCCCTGATCTCCAGATTGCTCGACAGACCACCGTCCATGAGGATGTTGCCATCGTTGTCGAGCGTGAACGAAACGTTGCCGTCGGTGTCATAGGCGACCAGACCACCCGAGGTGAGCTTGAGTCCCTTCTTCTCCTCCGCGCTCGTCTGCAACGTGGGAGCCGTGATCGTCGCACCGCTGATGTCGCCGCCCGACTGCAATGCGCCCTTCAACGAGAGCACCCATTCGCCGTTCTTCTTGGCGAATGTGAGCGAGTCCATGAGGTTCATGCCGGACGAATTCCACTGCATGAGCGTAGAGCCGCCACTGTCCTTGATGACGATGTTCGAACCCTCGATCAGACCGGCCTTGAACTCGCCAGCATCGATCACCGGCGCGTGCAACGCACCATCCACGATATAGGCGTCACGCAATGTCACGCTGCCGTCCGAGGACAGCATCGTCACCGTCGCGTTCCCGCCAGCATCCTTCAGTACGAGTCCTTCGTCGTTCAGCACAATTCTCTCGTTCTGCGAGATGAACGTGCCGCCCTTCACGATCTTGCCGTACAGGGCCGTGGCGGCGATCGCGTCGGCGGTGACCGCACCTGCAGCGATCTTTTCCGCGGTGATCGCGTTCGCGGCGATCAGGCTGGCGACGATCGAACCGGAGGCGATGATATGCTCCGCGTACAGGATGTACGCGCTCCACCCGTCCCCGCTCCAAATCCACGTGTGACCGATCTCATCCGAATGGTCCACGAGCACCGATACGGACTTGTTCGGCTCGCCCTCCCAATACGTTTTGAGCTTGTCGGATGGTTGCAGCCACATGTCACCGGGCTTGAGCTTCGCCTTGATATCAGCGCTCGAAGCCGGGTCGGTCTTCTGGAAGAAGATTCGGTTCTTCGAGTCGGCGGTCGTGAACGCGAGGCTCGCAGAATCAGCCGCGTCGATGGCCTTCTGATCGGCTGCGACCGCCTTCGCGTCGGCGGTCGCGGCGGCCACGGCAGCAGCCTCAGCTGTCTTCTGAGCCTTGCTCGCGGCCAGTTCCAGCTCACGGATATGTGTGTAGTCGATCAGCGAGCAGTCATCGAAGTACGCGTCTACCGGACTCGTGAACTGGATGCACGCGCGAATCCACTTCACCCCTCCCGGCACGAGCACGATCTGCTCCGCACACGTCCACGTATCACCCGTGAACACCATATCAGTCACGGCAGCAGTGAACTCCTGCCAGTTCGCATCAGCCGGGTCGTCCGCGTTCGACCACTGCAACCGCAAGCCGCCACTATCAGCACCGCTGACCGCGGTCAACAGCTTGTACCACGCGGCGAACCGGTAGTACCGCCCCGTCGTCACCTGCACAGGATTCGTGCTCGCCAGCATCGCCGTACCACGGGACCCGTTCAGATACGCACGACACGACCCCGAACGAGACCACGCCGACCACTGCAACCACGCGGCACCCTCCACATCCGTCGTCCACCCCGTCGCACCATCCTCGAACCCTGGATTCACCAGCAGCTCCTGCGCATTCTGCCGCGCCGCATCCACAGCAGCCTGAGCGCTCGTAGCGGCCTGATCCGCCGCCACCGCAGTAGCGGATGCCTGAGTCGCCACCGACTGCGCATTATCGGCAGTGCTTTTCGCCGTGGCCGACGTGCTCTTGGCCTCGTCAGCAGCAGTCTTCGCCGTGTTCGCCGTCGTCGCCGCATTCGCCGCGGTCCGCACCGCGTCACGAGCCGAAGTCTCAGCCGCCTGAGACGCCTTATAGGCGGAATCAATCTGCACGTCAGTCCACGAGAAGGTCCCATTGGAATAGTCAACGCGATACGTGGTATACAGCTGCTTGTCACGGTCATATGCCGGTTCCGCCGTACCCCAAGGCGATACCGGTGTCTGAGTGGTCGGCTTGTCCGGTTTGCTCAGCGACAGTGCGAAGTAGATAGTGACGGCAGTGATCGAGATGCCGGCTGCTCCCGTTGCTCCGGTATCTCCCTTATCTCCTTTCGGCCCCTGCGCGCCGGTGTCGCCCTTGTCTCCCTTATCTCCCTTCGGGCCTTGCGCGCCCGTAGCTCCGGCCGCACCTGCCGCCCCTTGCGCGCCGACCGCACCAGTGTTGCCGGTGACAACGGTAGGGTCGCTTGTCACCGTAGTGTTGTTTCCCTTGCCGATGATGGTTCGCATCCACACATACGCGCCATCGGCAACCGTAGGAGTGCTCGTGCTCCACCCGGTCTCAGGAGCCGTGGTATTGGAAGAGGAGACCGCGTATTCCACCGTCACATTCGTGACCGTGTTACGCTTCGCGTCGGCAGCATTCGCCGCGGCCGTGTTCGCCGTCGAAATCGCCTGAGACGCCTGAGACATGGCACTGTTCGCCGTCGAAATCGCGGAGCCGGCCATGTTCTGCGCCGTATCCGACTTATTGCCGATGGTCGTTATCTGCGACGACTGAGCCAGAATATCCTGTTTCGCCTGAGCCACATCCGACTTCACGCCGTTGAGCACAGTACCCTGATTGGCGAGCTTGTCGTCCAAATCCTGCTGCGCCTTATCGGCAGCGGTCTTGTACCGGTCGAACTCCCTTCCCGCGTCCTCGATCGCAGACGCGTTTGAGTCCGCCTTGTCCTTCGCCTTCTGCGCGAGCGCCTGAGCCGCACTGGCAGCATCCTTATTCTCCGCGATATCCTGCTTGGCCTCGTTTATCGTCGTGTTGACGATAGTGATCTGCGTTGCCGTATCAGCCTTGGCCGCCTCGAGGATCGCATCACCCCGAGCATCCAGCTCCTCCTGACTGATACCTTCGAACAGCGGCGCTTGCTCACCCGTCTCCGGATCATACCGGTTGATGCCCGCCTCGGCGTCCTCGCCGACAAGAATGCCCTTACCGTCCGCATCCGCATAATACGCGGTACCCGAACGACGCGTCTGCAACGATTTCGCCGTGCGCATCGCACGCATCGCGAGCAGCAGCGGCACATCCTCCGCCTTAGGGCTGATGATCGGATGCTGAGCCATACGAAACCTCCAAAACACTCAGACGGAGGGATCCTCCATCACATCGAACACAAGCTCCACACGGTCGGACTCGTCACCGCTCATCTCCATGAGCCGAGTCCGATACGTCCCATCCGGCAACGGCACATACCCCGAAATATGCAGGTCGAACAGCTCACCCGGCCAATACGACCCCAACGGCAGCAGCGGATTGCCCATATCATCGGCGTCATCCGCGTGCACGACACCCTTAATCTGCATGAGCGGACGACCGTTCGCCTTCAGTACGCTGCGCGCATGCGCAAGCAGCACATCATACGTGTCCGTATCCGAATCCGAATACGTCATCTCCACGAGCGGCCACGGATCATTCGATCGTTCCACCAAAGACAGGTCCTGCGCGAACGCGCACTTCTGCGCCTTGTCCTGCCCAGTCCCCGACGAATACACGCGCATCACGGGAGCGAGATGATCCACCGTCAGCTCGCCTATCGTGCCGCCAGCCGGATGATAGGCGAGCTGATGGATGACATGCTGTCCCAGATACTGTTCGGCGTCCGAACCGGCGACAAACCGGTAGCGCACATGCGTGCCGTCATCAGTCAGATACGGACGGAACTGCATATCCGGCCCCTCCAACACGTTCGACAGGTTATCGAACAGCTTCCGGCACGACAGATTCTGAATATCCCACGCCTCATACGCGCGGGCGCGTGAACCACGCTCCCCACGATACGACCAGTCAACAGGCATGTAGCCACCCGGCTTCGCCTGCGTGCACAAGTAGCCTATCTCGGACGCGATGCCACGATACGACATTCCGTCGAACCGTATCACGTCCGGCGATGTGTGGTTCGGACCCGCCGCATACCTGCCCTCACGCACCAGATAGCGCGACTCGAGCACGGACAATGGAGACTGCACCGCGAAACTCGTATCCTGCGCCGTGTCGTTACGCACGCCGATGACGCCGCCGACGATGGGACGTCCGAGCATCGCCGGCGGCATCGTCACATCCCTCCACAGGGACACGACACCACGCCGACCCGTCGCTACGTTCAGCCGTTTCCGCGCATAGTCGGCGCCTGGAATCTCAGTCCACGGCACCGTGAGCCCATCAGACTCATAGTCGCCGGCGTCTTTGTCCTTGCACGTGGCGAGCGACGAATCGGACACGCCCACCTTCCAACTGAACGCAGGCAGGTCGATGGGAGCACCCAGCTCGCCGCTCATCGCCTGATACAGGTAATGACGCCACGGCATACGCCCACCTCCTTAGCGGACAGGACCCTGATCGGTCACACGCAGCACGAAGCCCGGCAGCACGCCGCCATGGAACTTCACTCCAGCGTTACCGTTGCCTTTCTTGACGATCACATCCACGTCATGAGTGCCACGAACGCATTCGGCACGGTCGGTCACATACTTGTCATCCCACGCCCCATAGCACGTGATGTAATGATTCATCCCGTACTGGCGTCCGTCGATACGGAACCCGACCATCAGCTCGCAGTACTTCTTGAAATCCAACGCGCCACCCGGCGGGTCGCATGCCGGATTGCACGTAAGCTCGAACCTGAGCATACGGTCAACGGGAATCATGATCTGCGTACGGCAGTACGACGTCCAATTCGTCGAATTGAACGTGAAATCATTGCTCAAACGCGTGAACCCGATCGTCCGACCATTCGTATACTTGGACACCGCATAGTCCACCGACCCATCAACTGTCACGTTCTGCGTGCTCGCCGCACCGGCAGGCACCCTGACCCGACGCACCAGCGTCGAATTAGGCGGCAACGACGGCGCGACCGGATTCGAGGCAGGCTCACCTTGCGTCACGCCTATCTCGACCGCGTTGCCGTGATCATACAGGTCGTCCTCCGCATGATACTCGATCTCATTGTTCGACCGGATCCACACGCAGTCGATACGCGGATTCGATGACGTGTTCGCCGAAACGACCGGCGACTGACCTCCCGGCCAGTACGCGAGCGTCATACCATCCGCTGTACTGCGCTGACACAACGCCACACCCTCCGTGACCTGATACGTCAGGTCGGCACGCCCACGCACATCCAACCCGTCGATGATGCCATCGCACTCGTATTCGGCGGCGATGATATGCCGATGCTCCATCGGCGTCAACCCCGCACCATCACGAGTCGCAGCAACTCCCAATGCACCCATGAGTTATCTCCTTACATGTAGGTGTCGTGCGCCGAACAATCGACGTACCCCCTGCCCATCGTCATCAACTCCACACGCAAATCACCGTGCGGCGGTACGGTCGGGAACCCACGGCTCCTCAAACCGGCGGAACAGTCAGCCCCATCGATACTCGCCCGTCGGGTACGCGCATCCAACAGGACAGGAACATCCCCGACAGGTTCCCCGTATTCCAACGTGAGACCGGTTCCGGGGAATGACAGTTTGATACCGTGCTCGAGCGGACCATGCACGAGGAACTGCGGGAACGCGGGAGCACTGCCCGTATTGTGCAGCACGCCGGCGGTCATGTTGTCCGTCTCGGTGAACTCGAAATACGAGAGCGGATAATGCAATCCGCTCGTGCCGGCGTTCGTGTCCGTCACGAGCACGCTCACGCTGTTGTTCGGTTCGCCCTCCCAATACGTCGCGAGTCGCGGCCCATAACACAGACCGACTCCGGCCACCCCCTGCTCGTTGCACGTCAACTGCAGCAGGTGCGCATCCCATGAGAGGATCTGCGGACGCGGACAGACGACCACCACCTGACCGGTCATCGTCTGCCAGTTCACATTCTGCGCGGTTTCGGCCACGTCAATCGAATCCACGTAGCCGCGGCACATATGGTCACGGTCCCCGTCGATGACACGGACAGTCACCTCACGGCCAAGCAGCGCACGCAACGCGTCCTGCATGGCGAGCATCCGCTCGCGACCGTCCCACGATTGGGCGAGCAGACGGTATTGGATGGTGACGGTGCGCGCCGAATACAACAGTTCCGACTCGGCCACGTCATGCGCACCGTCACCCTCCCGTCGTTCGGTCAGATCGACCTTCGAACCCGGAGTGCCGAGCCAACCCTCGAGTCCACGCAGAATACCGACACCGGCATCCGGCGAACCATCCAACGTAACCGGTTCGGCCAACCCGTCGCCGTACAGCATCACAACGCTCATACGTTTACGCTCCCATCATGCTCGAGCCGACGAAACGAAGTTTTGCGGCGATGATGTCCGACTGGGTGCGCGGAGACGCGGCACCGCGCATGTTGAACGTGTTGTACTGCGAATACTGGGGAGCCACCGCACGGTCACGAACCTCACGCACATACGGTTCGGCGGGAGACGCCTGAGCCGCGACCATGCCGCCATGCGCATAGCCTTGCGAATCGCCATACGAACCGTTGTTGATGGACTCGAGCAGGCCACGAAAACGACGTGCCTGAGCGGCCCTCACCACGAACTCGCCGTTCGACAGGCGGGCAGGAATGCTATCGGACGTGCCGGTTCCAGGACCGAACACCATACCGCCCGACGCCTTGGGAATCGTACCGCCATGCACCTTCTCACCTTGCGACGTGTAGTAGGTCTTGACGGTGAAGGATTTGTCGCCGATCCGCATCTGCTGGATGCGGCCGATCTGCTGTTCGACCGCGGCCGCGCCGGTTGCGGTGATGGCGAAGCTCTTGTCGTTGATCTTCTGCTGCTGCACTTGCTTCACGGACTTCATCGCCTGTCCGTTGTTGCCGTAGATGTATCCGGTTTTCGGATCGATCTTCCAGCCGTTCGATTCGGCCACATGCTTCCAGTAGTCATTGTCATTACCCAACAGGAAGCCGGTTTTCGGGTCGATCGTCGCGCCGTTGGCGATCGCGAGCGCGATGTCGTACTGGTCCTTGTTGAGCATGAGCGTGCCGGTTTTCGGGTCGATCGTCGCGCCGGTGATTTCGGCGAGTGCCTGCATGGCTTGCTCGTTGTTGCCGTAGACCATGAATTGGCCGTTGGGCATGGATTGCAGGCGGAGTTGGGTGTCATCGATCTTCTGGTTGGCGGCGTCGGTGTCGGCGTCGACGGTGGGGTCGGCGTGGGTCTGGTCGAGCTGTTCGAGGCCTTGTTTGAGTTCCTCGGCCTTGTCTCGGCTCAGGCCGAATTTGTCGGCGAGTTCGGCGGCTTTGTCGCGGTTGATGCCCGCGGCGACGGCGGCTTCGATGAAGGCGTCGCGTGCGCCGGCGAGTGCGTCGCCGGCTCTTTTGGTGGCGCCTTCCATGTCGCCGGTGGCCTGACCCTCCTCGAGGATCTTCGTCGCGGTGTCCTGCGCTTGTCCGGCGAGGTCGTAAAGCGCGGATTTCGCTTCCTCGCCCTTCTCCTGCATGCCTTCGAGATAGTTGCCGTTCTCGTCGAGCACTTTGCCTTGCTTGGTGAGTTTCGCGACGGTTTCGCGGATGCTCTGATCGAGCTGGACCTGCGCCTGCGCGGCGGTCAGAGTCGGGGCTTCGAGCGAGAAGAGCGAGTCGATGAGGTCGTCAAGGGCGTCGGCGTATTCCTCGGCTGCGCTTTGGGATTCGTCCATGGCGCCGGCGAGCTCGTCGGTGCCGGCTGCAGCGTCCTGAGCGGCGTCGCCGGTCTGGTCGGCGGATGCGGCGAGTTCCTCGTTGGCTTTCTTGGCGGCGTCGGCTTTCTCGCTGGCGTCCTCGTAAGCGCCGGACAGGTCGCTGAGGTCGCTTTTGATCAGACGCGCGAGATGGAATTCCTTCGTGTCCGAGTCGTATTTCGACCATTTGTCGACGACGCCGTTGATCTTGTCGAGCGCACCCTGGTCGCCTTGCGCGGCGCGCACGAATTCGCTCATGCTGATGCCGGCCTTGTCGAGCGCGCCGGAGAGATTGTCGACGCCGCTCTTCCACCGGTCGTACCATCCGTAGTCGACTTCCTGCACCTGCTTGACCATTTTCTCGGACACGTCCGCACCCGATTCGATGGCCGCCTCGAGCTCCTGTGTGCGCGCCTTGGCCTTCTGCACCTTTTCGGCGTAGCCGGCGAGCAGCGTGCCGGCGATCCCCAAGGCGATGCCCCACGGGCCGCCGAGCAGGTCGAGGACACCGCCGGCGGCGATCCTCATGCCACCCATGACGCTCTGCGAGCGGCTGACCGCCCCGCCGAAAGCCTCGATCTGGGTCTGTGCACCGCCGAACGCGACCTTGAATCCCTCCTTGAACTGCGGCAGCGCGGACGACAGGCGCTGGACGGGGTCGATGGCCAGTCCGAGCGACTCTCCGAAAACACTGCATGAGTTCTTCAGATCGCCGAAGACCTTGTGCACGCCGGCGAGCGCGCCGACGAGCAGGCCGCCTTTGACGATGAGCTGCTGAGTGTCGTCGTCGAGGCTCGCGAACGCGTCGACGACACCTGTGACGGACTGCACGATGTCGCGCAGCGCGTCGTTGGCGCCCGATCCGGTCTGGATGAGCGCCGTCTCGATCGCACCGGACAGCTGCTCCATGTCGCCTTTGAGGTTGTCGGTCTTCGCGGCCGCCATCTCGGCCGCAACACCAGACTGGGAGACGGTCTGCGTCCATTCGTCGACGCCATCGGCGCCGGCCTCGTAGAGGGCGTTCGCGGCACGCACCGCGTCAGCGCCGAAGATCGTCGCCATGGCGGCGTTGCGCTGCTCCTGCGTCAGGCCGCCCATCTGGCTCTTGAGCTGGCCGGCCAACGATTCAAGGCCGACGAATTCACCGGAGGCGTCATACGCGTTGATGCCAAGCTCCTCCAATGTGGCGGCGGCTTCCTTCGACGGATTCGCCAAACGCTGCAGCATGGACTTGAGGCTCGTGCCCGCATCCGAACCGATCATGCCCGTGTTCGCGAACAGTGCGAGCGCACCGGTCGTCTCCTCCATCGAAATGCCGAAGCTGTTGGCAACCAGACCAGCCTGCGACAATGCGTAGCCGAGATCCGCCGCGGAACCCTGTGCGGCCGCCGCGCCGGCAGCCAACGCGTCGGCGACCCTGCCCGCGTCCGAGCCCGTAAGATTGAACTGCGCGAGTGTGGAGCTCATGAGCTCCGCGGCATCGGCGACCTCCATGCCGTCGGACGCGGCGAGGTTCAACGCGCCGGACAGGCCGCCTGAGAGCACATCAGCGGTGCTCATGCCCGCCTTGGCCAGCTCGTTGATGGCCTGCGCGGATTGCGTGGCGTTGTAGACGGTGCTCTTGCCCGCGTCGAGCGCCGCGTTCTTGAGCGCGTCGAGTTCGTCGCCGGTCGCGCCGGTGTTGGCCTTGACCTCGCTCATGGCCTCGTCGAAGTCCGCGAACATCTTCACGCCGGCGACGCCGAAGGCGAGGCTCATGGCGCCGACGGCCATGCCCGTCTTCGTGGCCGCCGTCTCGAACTGCCGCACACGGTTCGTCGGCTTGACGATGGTCGTGGCGAGCCTTTCGGTCTGTGCGCTGGCCTGCTGCATCTTCGCCGAGTAGTCGGAGATGTTCGCGGTCAGGCGCACCATGATGTTCTCGTTGACGGCCATCATCAGCTCCTTCTATCTATCGTCGTGGGCGCAATCGTGTGGTCTGTGAGTGCGGCGCTTCGACGATGCCGCTTTTCACGTACTGCTGCATGGCGAATTCACGTGCCTGCGTCGCGAAGCACATGTACACGTCGGCGCCGTCGAACATCTGCCTGAATCGTGCCTCGTCGTGGCAGATCGCGGGGTCCATGCCGCACAACGGGCACACGTGCGTCTGCTCGTACAGGTCGAGGGCGAGCATCCACGACTGCTCGCACCCGTCCCATTCGATCTCGTCGCCCGGCGCCGGTGTCCAGCCGCGGAAGCGTTTGTAGCTGATACCGAGCGTGCGCGCGGTGCGCAATGCGGCGAGCAGTGCAGGGTCGGCGGCGATGCGGTCGGCGAGCCGCTCGAGGGTTACGCTTTTGGGAGGGAGACCGCCGGCGTGTTGAGCCGTTGGATGACCGGCAGCATGGTCAGCAGCTGCGAGTCGGGCATCTGCCCGAGCAGGTCAGACAGCTCCTCGTCGGTGAAGGCGATTGGGTCGTCCGGCGTGTGCTTCATATGCGCGCCGGTCGCCATGCGTCTCATGGCGTCGCGGATGACGGCGAGCGTGTCCTGCGTCGGCTCGCCGGTCTTCGGGTCGGTGGTGGTGTGCGTGGCGATGACCTGTTCCCATGCGCTTGCGTTCAGGCCCTGCAGGTCGAGGACGAGCGTGCTGTCGTTCGCCGTCTTCACGGCCTTCTTGAGTTCGGACCTTAGCTTCTTCGCCTCCGCGGCGCGGGCAGACAGTTCGCTTTCGGTCATACCCGTAGTCGGCGCCGATTCGAGGCTTTCGAGTCGTTTGGCGAGTGCGCGGGAGTGGTCGAGCGCGTCGAGGTCGGTGACCACGTCCACCTGCGCGTTCGGCCGTTTGATGGATGGCAGCATATGAGATCTCCTCGGTAAAGGAGGGCCGCCCGTATGTTGGGGCGGCCCCTCTGGGATGGTTATGGTCGTGTGGCGGTCACTCGCCGGCGGCGACGACGGCGGTCTCGTCCTGGGCGCCCGGGCTCACGGAGAAGGTGATCTGGGAGAGCTGGCGCTGGTTGACGGCGTGGGCGACCGGCGTCTTGATGCCGATCGTGACCGGCAGCACCGACACCTTCTGTCCGGCGGCGAAGGGTTCAGCGGACGGCAGGCCTCGGCGGCGCACGAAATAGCCGGTCTTGCCGCGGGTGAGCGTCTCGACGAGCTCGTTGCCGACCGGCTGGCCGTCGGCGCCAACGCGGTTGATGTTGTCGATGACGCGCAGCGTCGTGTCCGTCCACGTCTCCTGGCCGGGGATCTGACCGACCTCGGCGCTGCCTTCGCGGTCGTCGTCAATCATGTTCTGCCCGTGCGTGGCCGAAAAGCCGTCGCCGGTGAGCCACATCGACATGTCGAGCGCGCCGGTGGTCAGTTCGGTCACGGTCGGGGCGGCGATGTCCTTGATCGCGGTGACGAAGACGGTCTTGACCATGCCGTCCTCGAGCGAGGCGGAAACCTCTGTAGCCATAATGAATACCTCCAAAAATGGTGTAGAAAACAAATACTTCGTTATTAAGAGCGGCCGGGAGAGCCTATGCCTCCCAGCCGACCGTCCACGTGAGCACACGCATGGAGAACGGCGAACCGGTCATCGGTGACACCAGCTCGGCCTGATACACGCCGGAATCACGGTCCGGGACAAGACAGCCCAATCCGTTGCCCGGATACGCGCCGTCGAGCACGGACTGCAACCGGTCGCACACGATGCCGATGGACTCGTCAGTCTCACCGACGACACGAATGTCCAGGCGGCCCATGTGCGAACAGGTGTGCAGGCTTTCGGTGCTGTCCCGGCTGGTCTCGCTGAACGAGACCACGACCCACGGCGGGGAGACTCCCTGCGCGGGAACCCCAAGATAGGTGCGCCAGCCGGGTAGTTTCGGCACGAGCGCGAGCACCCGGTCACGGGCGTCGACGTATGCGACCATGTCAGTCCAATCCTTCCATGGCCTCACCGAGATACCGCTTCCACGTATCCAGCTCGGCCTCCGCATGCTCGTAGAACCGGTGGCCGCCTCCACCCTTCGACGTGCCGAAGAACGCGATGTTCGCCAGACCGCCGGCTTTCGCTTCCGGACCGATCTGGATGGTCACGGTCATCGGGGCCGACAGGAACGGCTCCTCATACTGGATGGGGATACGACGGATACCACTGTTCGACGAGCCGCGCAGGTCGGCCTGCACCGCCTTCTTGATGTTGACGGCGGCCTTCACGGTCGTCGCCCTCACCCTGCGGGCCTTCGCACCCGGTGCATGCCGTAGTTTGCCGGCGAACGCGCGCAACTGCGAGACGTCACTCATCATCCACCTCCGCCTCCGCAGGCATCTCGGACACGTTCCACCGTCGAGCCGTGGCCCACGTCTTCTCCGACTGCAGGTTCACCAGTCTCAGGCGCCGCCCCACGAGGGACGGGTCGCGACTGCGCATGATGACGGCGATATCACCGCTCACAGCGGTCTCCACCGTGACCGGCAGGTGCAGGTAGAGCGCCCAGACGGGCACGTTGCCGCCGACGTTCGTCGAATCACCCGCCGCCGACACGACCTGTGAGGCGACACCGCCGGCGGTCTGCACCTTGCACCTGCCCTCATAGACGAGCGTGGTCTCCGGTTCGACCACGCCGGTCATCCGGTCCACGCTCATCCGCCCGGTCGGGTGCACGATGCGGCACTCGTCGGCCATGAGAGACTCGGCCATACGCCGCCCATTGGTCAGGACGTCTCCGGCCCAGTCAGTGTCCACCATGGGAAACCATCCCCCTCATAACCGTCGAAATCACCACGCGTCGTATGCACCGTGCCCACACCGGCGATAACCGAATCGGACGGTGGCCTCACCGAGTCGAGGATGCTCTTCTCGTCCGCGGTCAGATACAGTCCGGACTGTTCGACCTTACGGCTTCCGCCGTCCATCGCGTCATCGATCTGCCGCGTCCACTGCGTCTCACCGTTCGGATTCACGTAGTAGCGCGCCGCACACGACAACGCCACGTCGTTCAGCTCCTCCGGCAACCCGTCGGCGGGGACCTCGTCGCCGGCCCACGAACATGCCGTGTACCGGCGGATGAGATTCGACGCGGCACGCAGGATACGGGCGGCGCGCTTCACATCATGCTCGTCGGTGATGGGCTCGCCGAGCCACTCGCCGAGTTCGTCAGGAGTGGCGAACGCTTCGAGCGACACGACTCATCACGCCCCGGCGCCGGCGGACGCGGTGGACGGGATGATGAAGCCGGCAGGATACTGCTTGCCCTTCGTGCCGATACGGGTCATCGGGTTCGCGACGGCGAAACCGACACGCATCACGACACGCATGATCTTCGAATCCTGCTGCATCGCGTTGTACACGATCTTGCCGGCCTTGTCGGAGATGACACCCTCCTCGAAGATCTTGAACGTGATGTCCTGACGCACGCCGTACACGAACTTCGTCCAGTCCGCGGCGAGCAGCGTCGCCTTCGTGGCATCCCACGAACCGTTACGCACCGGATTGAGCGGCTGACCATACAGCGTGTTCGGCTGTCCCTCGGCGAGCGGATTGCCGTAGATCGGCTGACCGTTCGCGTCACGCATGCCGCGCAGCTTCCAGTCAAGCCCCGCCTGCGACGCGAAACCGTTCACATCGAACCCTTCCTCGGCGATCTTGCCGGCAAGGTCAGTGACGTCCTTCGGCAGGTCGGCGGTCGCGGTGACCGTGTTGCCGGCGGCCTTCGCCGCCTTGAACACGTCATCGCCCCACGACGCAGGCTTGTCGACGCCGAACAGCGCGGCCTCGTCTACCTTCTTGCCGAACGCCTCGGCGATGAGCGGACGGATGGCGCCCCACAGGTCGATGTCCGCGTCCTCCACGACGGAATCCGGAATCGGGACGAGCACCGCAAGCTCCTCCGCGGTGATGGTCACGTCCTCCCAACCGGTCTTCGTGGTCTGCTTGAGACCACCCTCGTCGACCCAGTACGCTTCCGGCAGGGTCGCCAGAACCGGCTGCGTCTTCTTCTTCTTGCTCATCGGCACCTTGCGGGCGCGCGTCATAATGACGGACGACTCCGGCAGGGTCTGGATGATCTCGGTGCTGTGCTCGTCCGGGATGAGATTGTCGCCCAGATCGGAACGCTTGATGACATCGGCGAAATTCTCGGCCATGATGTTTCCTTCCTATGTTTCAGTGTTTCGCCAGCGCGTCGCGAATCCAGTCGGTATGACGCGGCTTCGTCGGGTCGGTGCCACCGGACGGTCTGCGACGCAATGGGTTGATGTTGCCTTCCGGCCCGGCGGACGCCTTCGCCGCGTCGAACCTTGCCGCGAGCTTCGCGGCGCGAGCGCTCAGCTCTTCGGGAGTGCCCGAACCGAGGAACTCCATGTCCCCGTCCGTCAGCTGCGGATATTTCGCGCGGATCTGCGCGAGCGTGCGCTCCGCCTTGACCCGTTCGAGCTGCTCGCGGGCCTCGGCGAGGTCACGCTCGGCCTTCTCCTTGTCGGAGAGCCTTTCGTCCTCATAGGCGCGGTTCCTCTCCTTGAGGCCCTTGTTCTCCTCACGCAGATGCTGCACGAGGTTCCACGCCTTCTCAGGGTCGAACTCTTCGCCGGCCTTCTCCCACGGAGACTGATTCTTGACATCCTCCGGATTCGTCTGCGCGTCGTCCTGCGACACGTCCGGCTTGTCCGGTTCGGTGGTGTTTTCCTCGGCCATACGGCCCTCCTTACTGAAAAAGCCCCGACGCGCTTGCGCCGAGGCAATAAAAAACCCGCACACTGTGCGGGTTGAAAAATCTAGCTAGACGAACCGTTAAGGCAACTCGTCGTAATACGGAATCATTCCATAAACGGACTTGGGATCATCGTCCACAAGTCTTTTCAGAATTCTAGGTAGCTTCTTGGCGATTTCGGGATGATCTCCCCAAAGCGTATCCAGAATCCTAAGCACGGCATCATACGGCTCACCGACCTGCAGTGCATCCTCGGCAGTGGACTCTTGATAGATATCATCAGGCAACACGGAAATGCACTGATTGGCTATCTTATCCCAATCAGCGGTGTTTCCGCTCAGCTTTTCCGCCATCTCTGATACCTCTTGCTCAAATCGATTGCCTTTACTTCAATCGTACCATCTACGACATTGCGAATAACGCCTCTGCCGCCTTTCGGATATATCTGATCGATTACCAGTTTCCCTTCATATTGGTACGCCGCCACTTCAACTTGAACTCCGTCGATCACTGCCACATAGTACGAAAGACCATTAGGAGCTTTCGCGGGATTCCACCATTGTGGAGCACGAATCACCTCAGCTGCCGCGTCCATGACCTTCTTCTCATCCCATCCTTCGGGGAATTCGGTCTTGTTCAGACGGCCAGTACCATGCAGATGCCCGCCGCGACGGATGTTATCGGGCTCGCCATGAAGGACATGCCGTATGATGGCACGACTTGGATAGAAGGCTATGGAAGGCCAATGTTCCTTCGACTGATGCTGCTCATCCCCGATATGGTCTTCCATCTTCTCAATGAAGGCTTCCTGTAATCCTTTCGACTTGGCGCTCTCCATGCGGGCACGACGAGCGTCGTCGAAATCAGGATGGACGACTCGCGGCATCGTCACCCGCTTCGGCCTGCCCGCCTCCTTCTGCGCCTGACGCTTGAGCCATGCCTCGGGGCTACGTACCGCAGGCGAGTCACGGAAGGCACCGTTCTCGCGCATCAACGGCAGTACGTTGTCCCACGTGCGCTTCCCCTCGGGAACCTTCTCGGCGGCGCGATAGTATTCGTCGATCCAATGCTGCTCAAGCCCGGTCGGCTTCCAATCGCCGTACACGACCTCGACCGTGCACCCGCAATGCGCATGGTACTTCGTCCCGTCGGACTCACGCGACAACGCGCGCTGCTCGCTCGTGTATACGGGGCCGCGGGTCACGAGCATCGCACAGAACGCGCACGGGTCACCATCCGACACACGACGCCACCCGATCGCGCGAGGATCCCTGCGCGCCCACTCACGGATCGTCTCACGGCCACCCGTGAGCACCGCCTCATGAAACTGACCGAGAAAAATACTGCGAGCGTTCCGCCACGCATCCTGCTCGCTCTCGCCACGCGCCAGATGCCACTTGATACCCGTCGCACCCAGCCAGCCAAGCTCCTTGCGCACACGGTACCTGCTGAAATCCGGCACCCGGATATCGACCGAGCGCCGCTCGCCGATGCTCGCCTCACGATACTTCGGCAGATAATCCAACGCGGTCATCACACCCAGATTGAACCACTTGTTCAACGTGGCCGACAACGCGTACTCGAACAACGCCTGCGTGCCGTCGAGATTATTCATGTCGAGCAGATCCCATGCACGGCGCGCTTCCGAATCAGCGGTGATCGCGAGCCTCACCTGGTCACGCCGATGCTTGTCCGTCAGGACCGCCGCCGCCCGGGTCAACGCCATAATCCGTCTCCTTCGGTTCGACCACGTCCAGCTGCGCCTGATAGGCGCGCACAGCGATATCGTCGGCGGTGGGATGCTCCCGCGCATACGCACGCCACATGTCAGCCTGCGCCTTCGTCACGTTCGGCAGCAGATCCCAGAGTTGTTCGGCGGGCACGCCGAGCATCTGGTGGGCCTTGCCCCACGCATCCACGGCCTGGCTGATCGTGCGCGTATCCGTATCCGCCCACACCGCCGTCAAGTCCATGTCCGCCGCATCATCCATACGCCCCTCGGCGGCGGCGCACAGACGCAGAGTATCCAGATGGGAGACGCCGAATGTCTTGCGACGCTCGTTGCGCTTCGCATAGAAGCCGGCACGTGACTCCTCGATGCCGGCGTCACCGACGTTGACCATCTTGCCGAACGCGGTCGCCGGAGTCTGCGACACGGCAGCCAGTTCGTCCACGTCCGCCTGATGTGAGTTCACGAGATTATCCAGATCGGTCTCGGAAAGCGTGCCGAACTGCACGCCCTCACCGCCGAACAGCATCGACCCCTGTTCGAGCTTCAGTTTCTTCTCTTCGCGTTCCTTCTCGTCCAGATCGCTCATGTCGAGATTCGTCGCGGTCTTCACCTTCCAGCTGTTGTAATGCTGCGCGACCATACGGTCGTAATCATCCTTGTTCAGTCGCTTCGCGACCGTGATGTACGGTTCGACCTCGCCCGGAGTCCTCCCCTGCAGGTCAATCTGGTTCGTGTACCGCACCACCGGACACACCGGCCTGCCGTTGCCGTCGCGCACGCCATGCTCGACGACCTCCGCGAACCCTACCGGCCCATGCCTGCTGTCGGACGTGAACCGCCAGATGTTCCACGCATCCCACACCTCGTACAGCGTGGACTCGTCACCCAGCTCGCACACCGTCAAAAACAGTTGCGGGAACACGTCACGGGCAGGGTCACGGTACACCGCCAGCGACTCCATCGGACTCCAGCAGTCGATACGGGCCGAACCATCCTCGCCACGGCTCACCGCCGTATACGCGCTGCCATAGGCGATGGCGGAACGATGCAAACCGATCTGACGGGCACCCATACGATTGTTGTTCCACGGAGCCCAGAACCGCTTCGACCGTGAACCGTCCATATCACCCGGCATCTCCACACCGTCGAGATACAGCGTCTGCGCAAGCGTCGTGACGACCATCTGCAGCCACGGCGTCTGCGAAATATCACGCAACGCCCTATGCTCAGCCGTCGCCTTACGAGACAGACGGTTCTTCTCCGGCCTCCAACGCCACCAGCCATCGATCTTCCTCAGCTGCGCATACTCGGAATCGTAGTCGGCGAGCAGATCCGCGAGCGCGTCGCGTGCTTCCTGTTCGCTGCCTAGTTCGCGGGGTTTGGTCACCATATGCGCCCCTTTCGTTTCGTGTTCATGTTCAGGTATTCACGGCGGATCATGCGTGCGCCGATGGCGCAGACGGCGAGGTCGATCTTGCGTCGGCTTTCGCGGTGTTCCTTGGCGATGCTCATGCCGGCGCGTGTGGGTTGGCGGCGTGCGTTGAGCATGTGGTTTCTCAGGCGTGCGTCCCCGTCGTGGGGGAAGTTCGCGTCGTGGATGTCCTCGTAGGCGACTGCGACCGCGTCCACGAACCGTTTCTGTACCATGTAGTCCACCATGTCGAACATGACCGCGTGCCTGTCGCGGCCGGATGGGTGCGCCCATACCTTGAGCCGGCGTGCGTAGTCGCGGTGCCACTGGTCGAACAGGCCGTCCCAGTAGCGCTGTCCGGTCTCGGAGTCGAGCACATGTGACGGGTCGCCGTAGAACCCGACCACGTGATAGGTGCGGAATGCGTCACGGACCACGTCGTCGACCTTCTCGCGTGGTACGCGCCAGTCGGCGTTCTGCCTGCCGGCGGGGCGCTGCCACATGCCCAATGGTTTGACGAACCCGTCACTGACGCGGCATGCGACGATGCCGGTGGCGTCGTCGTTGAGCGAGCAGTCGGCGAACATGACGATCGTGTCACCGGGTTCGAGCATCAGATCGGTATTCTGGTTCGCGTCCCACTCCTGCGCGGTGACGAACGCGTCCTCGGGTGCGACGCACTGGTTGTACCATTTGCGGCGCGACTCGGATACGGGGTTCTTCGGGTTGATGATCTCCTTGACGATACGCTTCGGGCTCAGCCAGTCCGCGTCGCCGCGGATATCCTCCACGACCTGCGGAATGGTGTCCATGTCCATCGTCGTGTCCGGCGCCGCCTCGAGCGAATCGTACAGCAGGCCGAAATCGTGGTATCTGGGACGTGCTCCGGCGTCGCCTTCAGGGTCGCCCTGCGTGCCTTCCCATGCCTCGCGTACGCGCTGCGCCACGGAATCCTCGCCGTCTCGGTACGCGTTGCAGATGTCGAGCATCTTCACGTTGACGGATTCCTCGCGCTTCGCGGCATTGCCGGACAGCACGCCGTCCATGTCGATGCCGCCGTTGCTCGAGTTCCAGTTCTGCGTCTCGTTGCGGATGACCATCGTCGGACGCCCGCCCTCGAGCGCCAGCGGACTCGATGTGACGGCTTCTATCTGCCGGCTGTCGCCGAGCGCCCACATGTTCAGCTTGCCGATCTGGATACCGTAGAACCGTCTGGTCTCGGCGGGAATCAGACCGGGCAGCAGCTTCATCGTGTTCTTCGTCTGCTCCTGCGACACGGCGCACACCTGCACCCACGCATTCGGTTCCTCACGACCCACCGGACTACCCGACGAGTCGAAATGGTCGAACGTAAGCGGCGCGAAACAGCTCGCGACCGCGCAGCCGGCGGCCAACGGGTCCTTGCCCCAGCCTTTCAGCCGTTGCAGCACGGCCGTGTCATGCAATGGCCTGCCGGTCTCGTCGAGCGCGTAATACCACAAAAGGAACCGCGCCTGCTCGTTCGTCCACTTCCACGGACCACCGGTCTTCGAATCCCTCAGCCAGTAGCCGCTCCATGCGAGCAGATCCCAGCCGAGCGTCCGCTCCGGCAGCACGAATCCGTGCGCGTCGCGCCTCCATGTCGGCCCGATGCACTGCGGCATCGTATGCCAGGCGGGAGCCGGCTCACTCGTCAGCGTATCCCGGTACCAGTCGCGGATCTCCGCAAGCTCGTCGTCACGCGTGGTGAGCAGCATCGGCCCTGAACCGATGAGCCGAGCCATCCACGCTCACCTCCCGTCTATCCGTACTGCCTGCTCCATCGACTGTTCGCGACCGCACGCATCTGCGCCGCCCGGTTCCCGCTCTCGGTACCGGACGCCTGCTGTGCGAACTCGTCCGGAATATCCAAGCGCTTCACCAGATCGGCGAAGTGCCGTTCGTCGGCGCGCAGCTCGGTGAGCAGCGGATGCGCGACGAGCTGTCCACGCGACCCCTCCACCACGAGATCGCCGCCGATGACCCTGCGTTCCTTCGCGATACGGTCGAGCGTGAAGCATGCGGACGTGAGGATGCGCAGCTCCACGTCCGTGAACTCCACACGCGCGGTGAGCTCGTTCCAGAACTTCTGGCCGACGCCGCCCTTGCTCAGGCCACGCGGCAGATTCTGCCCATTCATGATGCACCTCCTACCCCAGACGTCGTGCGAAGTCGATGAGCCCGGTGATGTCAGCGAGCGCCCGTGTAGAAGCACGGTGTGCACGTCCGGTGACGGTCATGTACCGGTCGCGCGAATAGATCTCGATGTTCACATCGTCCCTGCGGATGCGCACGCCGGGCATTGCAGCCGCGTGGCCCCAGATGTGCAGGCCGTCTCCGCTCGGTGAGATCTCGACGAACGTGGCGGGCGTGTAGGCGAGCAGCGCCTTCGCCCATGGTTTCAGATGGTTGCGCGAATCGTAGCAGTGGTCGAGGTCGATGCACGCGAACCCGTTGCCGAGCGCGAATCCGAGGCCATCGCCGGTCCGGGACTCTTCGGCGGCGGGGAACGTGGTCCACGTGTCCGGGTCGGTGCTGCTCGCGGGAAGCCCGTCGACCTGTATGGGCAGTTTCGTACGTCTGCCGTCCCGTTCGATACTGCGCCAGCGCATCCACCGGTCGGCGAGCATCATCTCGTCGGGGATGTCGCGCAGTAGATTGCCCGTGCGGTCTCGTGATGCCGCTTTGCGGCAGGCTTGTCCGCAGTAGCGGCGGCGGCGTCCGCGCCCCGACTGTTCCGGCAGCGTCCTGCCGCAGTGTTCGCAATGGCTCATACCACCATTTTATTTCGTGACGCACGCTAAATCAAGCTGAGAACCGTTGAAATTCCAACGTTTCTAATTTCGTGACATCCGCTAATCCGGTTTTAGCGTGCGTCACGAAATTCACCGTACCCCAAACCGCGAACACCCCGAAAAAGCACATTGGAAGCCCCTCAGAACGACGAACGGACAACAATCCGACAACCAACCCGAACCACCCGAAAAACCGGACCACGGCGCACGCATGACCGGAGCTGCTATCCGGCGGTTTCACCGAGATGCCGGAGGAGTCCCTCCCCCGGGTGGGGGCCGGACGCCCCCACTGCTTCCGACCAGCGATTTCGGCGTAACCGAAATCGCCTGCGCTCTTCGCCTCTTGCGCTTTCCACGCCGGCGACGCCGCCAAGATTTCAAAACATTCCCGGGTTTTTCTCCTTCGGATGTTTCCGCTGCTGTTTTCTCCGCCTGTTCCTTTCGCTCGTCTCCTGCGCTGTCTTCATTCTATGACAGTTCGCGTTCAGCCATTGAAGATTCTCAAGTCTGTTGTCGTCGCCGGGAACGATATGATCGCAGTCGCTCCCCCATCCGTCACACAATGGACTGTGCTCCCGAGCCTCGCATCTGTTGCGCGCGCGATCGCGAACCTGCTTGCGAAGCGCGGCCCACTCACCCCCGGACAGGGGAAGACGGCCCCTGCGGTCGCTCGTATACCAGCTCATACCATCACCGCCATCCATCGCAGAAAAGATACGGGCCGTTCCGCCATGCTGCCTCATCGTCAGGAAACAACACTCAACATCCCGAAGGAAGCAACGACGAAGCGACGACGGCGCGACCCACACACCCCAGCCAATGCGCCATCGCACCCATCACCCGCCGCCTGGTATGCGCGTAAGCCGGACGGCCTCCGGACATACGCCGGCGGCATGGGGATGGAGCAGTGGGATATGACCACATTGGAGGGAAAGAGAGGACTCAGACCTCTGAGCCGTATCCAACGATCGAGTTACTCGTAGCGCGAGATTAGTTCCATAATATGGTTCATTTCGAGAATGTCAAGTCACTCGCATCTGATGTGCTTACCCCGGTTGCGTATCGCCATGAGCACTTCGCCTATGCGGTACACCGGCTGGCCATCGTCCTGCTCGCCGCACGGATGGATCCTGCCGCGCTTGACCCACGTCCTCATCGTATGCAGCGACACGTGGTATCCGCATGCGTTGAGCAGGTCGCGCAGATGACGCAGCGTATCCGCATGGTCCGAAAGGAGCAGCCTGTATTTGTGCGCTTCGGCGACGTCGCGCAAGTCAAGCATGCGGTCACACATGCGGCACCGCATCGAACCCGACACGGAGGATGATTCGGCGATCCACACCCCCCAACCGCATTGAGGGCACACGCCCACATATTTGCGGCAGGACGCGGGGTCGAGGAACCGGTCGAGCTGAACGCGCGCGCCGTCGAGCCAGGCGCATATCCAGTCCACGTCCTCACGCGCCGCCAACGCATACGCGACGGTCTGCCTGTCCAGCTGCTCCCACACGTCACGCCCCACCACCAATCCGGCCGCGCGTACGAGCGTGAGCCCGAGGTCGCCGACGCAGTTGAGCAGGTCGTAGGCGGCGAGGTTGATGGGGCTCGGGCATCCGGCGCCACCACGACCGTGCTGCATGTTGACCCGCTTGTCGGCGACGGCACGCACATCGGGGATGAGCGCGCGCACCTGTCCGATACGCAGCTGGATGTGGTTCGCGGCTTCTGCACTCACGCGTCCTCCTCTCCGAACAGCGGTACGTCGCGCGCTTCGCCCGGCATGAGGAACTCGGGCTTTGCCGCCTTGTTCCCGACACCGTGCCCCGCGGCGATGATGTCACGCACTTCCTGCGGCGGGAGTTTGACGAGTCGTGCGATTTCGGCGGTCCTGTATCCGTTGGCCGCCCATTTGCGGATCATCTCGACGATTCGAGCGGATGGCATAGCATTTCCTTTCTACGTTTCAGAATTTGTGGTTGTCGGTGAACCAGCTCACGGCGAGCATGATGAGGCAGATGACGGCGAGCATGAGCAATGTCACGCCGTCCACATGCGGCCCATCAGCGCGAGGCAGTGCGACGCGGCCTCTTCCATGGCGTCCTGATACCCCTTGACGTAATCGTCGAGCGGCGCGTTGTCGCTGTACGCGCGACCGCTGCACCAGTCCGCGATCTCTTTGAGGTCGGTTCTGCGTTGGCTGACGTTGGTGGTCATGGGCGTTCCTCCCCGACGATCCCGTCGAGTGCGACGAGATACGCCTCCTGGTTGGCGTCGCTGACCCTCGGCCTATGCGAATCCGGTGTGCGCACCGGCAACACCATCTCCCAGAAACGGCGCTCCGCATCCGTCGGGGACACGTCGCGCACCCGCAGGCACGCATGCTGCACGAGCACGAGCGTGTTGTCCGTCATCGGCAACAGGCCCATGTCCACGGCGCTCAGCTGCCGCGCGTAGCGCAACGCCTTCTGCAGGTCGACGTAAGGGTTGCCTTTGAGCCGGTGCCTGAACACGTATTTGCACATGTTGCCGAGCATGTAGGTCATGTGCCTCGTGATCTGCCAGCATTCGACTCCGTTGCGTTCGTAGTGCGCGGGCGAATCGAGCATGTCGTCATTCATGATTGGTTTCCTTCCTGTTGGTTGAACAGCAGCCGGCTCCACGGGTCGGCCGTCAATTGGATGTCCGAGCTGGACGGCAGGAACGACAGATCATGCCGTCGGGCCTTACGGTGCGGCGGCTTGTACGCGCGCCCGTCGATGACGCCCTGCGTGCAGTCGTGCGCGGCGAGGTATTGGCCGTCCGCATGCAACCCGTGCACGCCGCACACCTCGACCAGGCGGCACCCGTGCACGCCGGGCACGAGTTCGGCAAGCGTGCGGTGCAGGATCAACACGACCGGCAGTTCGGCGGCCCCGAGCACCTGCGCATCCCACCTGCTCCACACGCCCTCCCGGTCCTCGACCACCCAACGGCCGCACGCGCACACCACGGCCTTCAACGTCTCTGAACCCTTGGGCGCGACCAGACGCAGCCACGCCGGCTTGCGCGGCCTCACCGCGCACCGCCCAGCCGGCGCATGATCGACCTCCAGATCGTCGCCAACTCGCTTTCCGGCAGGCCGCTGATCCGGCCGCGCGCATACAGGTCATGCTCGATCCGGCCAAGATTGTCTGGATGGTTCACGGCACGCCCGTACGCCCACGCATGCAGCTCCGTGTTGCGCCGTCCCTGCGGAATCGGGCTCATGTCCACCGGCGGCTCACCATCCCGGCACGCGGGCCCCTGTCCGAACTCGGCCACGCTCATCAGCGCATGAGTGTGCTTCGCCGGCATGCGGAAGCTGCCCTGACCGCCCATGGGCGCGTCCACGTAGCCGTCATGCGCCGCCATCCACGTGAACCATGCGTCGCTCAGTTCGGGAATCGGCCCGTCGGGCACGTCCACGATGCGATACTCGCCGATCGCGACCCGACTGCCCGGCCCGACCACATACCCCTTGCGCTCAAGACGCAAATCGATGGGCAGGCCGGCGGGATGCTCCTCGTCCTTGCCGGGATGCGACGCGTTGCGCAACACGCCCTCCCGCCCCGCCGGCAGCCGATAGTAGGCATGCACACCGCCGGACGGGGTACGCACGAGCAGTGTCTTCGGGAACGCCGCCGACCCGTACACGCCGACCTGCGAGTTCGCCAGATGCCACCCCGTCTCGCCGCCGTCCTCGGGCACGTCCATGTCGACCACGATCCACCCCTCACGAGGAACGACCGCATACGCGTCCGCATCCGGACGCTTCGACGTGTCCACGTTCGGCGAACCGCTCAACTGCTTCCAGTTGCGTGCGACCTTGAACTCGTCAGCCACGACGTAATCCGCCTGGAACCCGAAATCAGCCGGAGACAACGCGTCCACGTCCTCGATCGGCTCCGGCACGTCGGGCACCGTCTGCTCGTCCGTCTCCGATTCCATGACCGCACGCCGATACACGTCGAAGCGCGCACGGTCGGCCACACGCACCACACGCTGCTTGCCTCCTGGCAACACGACGGAGTCTGCGTTCTTCAGTCCGAGCAACTGCAGCGTGCCGTCATCGACCGCCTTGCGGAACTCCTTGCGGTATTCGCTGCGCGACGCGACCGGCTGCCCGTACTCCCGCTCGTTGTCAACGATCGACGAGATCAGCCAATACATCTCATCCGAAATCGAACGCGCCGGCGACAGATTCACCACACGCGGCGCATCCGACCGCTCCCACAGCATGCACGACGCCGCATAGAACGCGGCCGGATGCTCCTGCACGAACCGTTCGATGGCGTGGTACTCGTCATACGAACGACCCTTGCTCGAATGGAACTCGACCTTGACGAAACGACGTACGTCCGACGTTTCGGAAGAATCCGCAAACGCCTGATTCGTGCACAGCACGAGCGTCGCCGACGGCGTCACCTGCCTGTACCGGCCACCGACCACACGCGCCTGCACCGGAGTCCCCGTCGACAGGCCGCGCAGCAACGGCAGCATCGAATCGGACACGGCACCCGCCTCGTCGTCATAGGCGAACGCCATACCGTCCATCGCGTCGTTCATCGACTCGCGCGTCAGCGTGTACCCGCCCGGCTGGCAGTACTGGCTCACGCTGAACGCCGGAAACACTCGCTCCATACCAAGCACGCCGCATACGGCACGGCTCATGATCAGCGTCTTGCCGTCGCCGCCATGCCCACTCAGCACGTAGGTGAGCTGCTTGAACGGTTCGAGCCACGGAGTCGCGAACATGCGCAGCAGATTCTCGGCGCTGTCCTCGCCCGCGGTCAGCCATCGGGCGATGCGCTCCGCGTTGTGGACCGCGTCGACGTTCATGCCAGTGTTCGGCAATGTCTGCGTGACCGCGAGGTCGGGTTCGTCCTCCAGCCGTATGATTGTGCCGTCGCGGCGCACCCACACGCATGGGTCGATGCGCACGCCGCGTTCGACACGTTTGAACCATTGTGCGCGTTTGGCCTCGCGCAGGATGGTGCTGCTCATGGCGGGTAGTTCCCATGTGCTGCCCTTGACCGCGTACTCGTCCTCGATGCTCCTGACCGGGTGCCACGAGTTGAGGATGTAGCGATCGCCGTCGTGGTCTGTTTCGTCGCTGTCGCGTCGCCACAGTCGTCCGTCGGATGGGCAGTAGCGCAGGTGTCCTTCGCGCAGCTCCCAGATGGCTTTCTGGTAGCCGGCAGCGCATACCGGCTCCTTGGGACCTTTCTTACTGCGCTGGTAGGCGACGAGTTCGATGTTCGTGCCTGTGAGCGTGCGGATGACGGTCGTATCGTTCGCCGGAGTGAACGTCTCGCACAGGTTCTCGAACACGTCCATGTACGCGGCGGGCAGGTACTGGGACGGAATCGGCTGGTATCCGTACATGTTTAACATCCGTTTCGTGACATGCAGCAGCAGGCACATTCCAGTCCCACGTTGTAGCCCCTATACACAGAAGACCAATAAAATAACAAAAATCTATCTATCTTCTTTATGCAACGTGGGACTGTGGGACTAGCGAGCTAGAGACCTACTGCTACTTAGTATCTGTGATAGATGCAGGAAAGTGGGAGTACGTGGGAGCCCCTCCAAATCAGAGAGACTCCCCCGCGGGAATCCCACACTCTCCCACACGTGGTGTGTGGGAGCTCAGAAGTCGTCTTCGTCGTTGTTCGCGTTCAGGATGGCTTGCACCTGGCCGACGCTCAGCCGCGTGATGTTCGCAATCTGCTCGTCCGTCTGTCCTGCGGCGTGCAGTTGCGCGACGAGCGTCGTGTTGCCCGTCGGCAACGCACCAGACGGTCGTGCCTGCGTCTGCATGGGTGTGGGTGTGGCGGCTCCGAACGCGTCCACGCTTGACCTGCTGGCGGGGATGATCTCGTACTCGTACACCTTCGGCGCCTGCGGCATCTTGCCTTTCTCACCGAGTCCCTTGTAGGTGGCGCGGAACCGGTCGCCCGGCTTGGGGCTCTTGCCGCCGTTGCGTTTGACCGCGTCCTGATAGGCACGTCGCTGCCCGCCCCATCCCTTGATCCAGATGCTGCGCTTGCCCTCGTCCGATTCATCCTCCGGAGGCAGGTCGGTGTCGAGCACGATGTGCAGCTGGATCTTCGGCTGTCCCGAGTCCCAGTAGTCGAGTTCGTTGGTGATCTCGCCGTTCTTGAATTTGCGCACGCCTGCGGTCTCGATCTTCTCGACCGTACCGACGATGCTCGTGCCGACCGGGGTGTCGGCGTTGAAGAAGGTTTTGGCGCCTGATGGGGCGCCGAATGCGTCGACGCTGCCGAAGTCGGGGGTCTGCTGGTTGTAGTCGCTCATTGGTTATTCTCCTTTGATGGTTGGATTGGTTGGTTGGTAGTTTTCTGGTGGGATGGTGAGCATGGTTCGTGCAAGGTCCGGGAGCCGCTCATATGCGGCGTCCGTGCGCTGTTTGAGCGCCGACTGGTAGTCGAGTCCGCGTATGAGCTCGTCGTCTGTCGGGTGCCAGTTCTTCGCAGTGTCCGAGCATGTGAAGCAGTGCTGCGGGTCGCGTGGAAGGCAGTCGATCCAGTCGTCCACCGTTTCGCTTCCGTATCCGGTGCGCAGCGTGTCGAGCAGGCAGAGCATGAGTCGTGCCCTGTTGAGCGCCCATAGTCCTGGCTGCGGGTCGAACCCGGTCTCGTAGATGTATCCGTCATCGATGCTTTGCGCGTTCCGCGGCAGGTAGTAGATGCAGGAGCGTTCCACTGCGCCCTTGAGGCGGTTCGTCATGCCTATGCCGTACAGGCTCGCCTGAATCCTGTACTGCTGGGATGGTCCGTCGCGTCGCACCGAGTCGAGGGTCGATTTGCCGACGATCTTCCAGTCGATGGTCGCCTTGTGGCGTGCGCTCCACAGGTCGATGCTGCCGCTCACCATGCGTCCGGGCCATATCTCGCCCACGTCCACGCGTGTCTCGGTTTCGAATTCGGTTTCGTCGCCGAACATGCGCTCGAACTGCGCGTGGACGCTGGTGCCGATGAACGGGAGCCATTTGATGTCCTGTTCGATGGGTTTGCGTCCCATGAGTCGTTGTGCGAGGTGGTGCAGGCATTGGGTGCCGAGTTCGCTCGGGCCGATTTCGGTTTGGAGTGTGCGTGGCTGGTTGCGGATGTGTTCGGCGATGTGGCGGCGGATGTCGGGCCAGATGCGTACGGGTTCGGGGCTCATCCATTCGGTTGGCCGGTGGATGCCTCCGTTGAGTGCGGCTTTGGCGATGGCTGCGTAGTCGACGCTCATGATGGGGCTTCTCCTTCCTTGTGCCGGGTGGCGTGTTGCTGTTGTTCTGGTTCGCATTCGGTGCAGAGCGTGCGTCCGGATCTGGCGGTTGCGTCGGGCAGTCCGACGCCGCAGGCGCGGCAGTATGCGAATGGTTCGCGCAGGTCGGGTCTGCTGGTCGCCGGCTGGTATTCTCCGTAGGTCATGGGTGCTCCACGTCCTCGTCGTCTTCCTCGTTCGCTTCCAGCTCGTCCAGTACGCGGTCCGCGATGTCGTACACGTTGTCCACTGGGATCATGTACAGGTCGTTGCATGCGTCCGGGGAGACGTCGTATTCGTCGAACGCCGTGAGGAACGCTGCGCGGATGCGTCGGGTGAGCCGTGCGTGTTCGCTGATCGGATCGGTCATGACCACATGTCCTCCTTGTCGGACTTCTTGAGTCGTATCTGCGGTTTGCCGGTGCGCACGCATGCGGCGAGTGCGGGTTCTCCGACGAGTTTCGAGGCTTTGCCGTAGGCGAGTGGTTTCGTCTCGTACAGTCCCGGATACCGGTCCGGCGGGAACGCTGATGTGAATTTCCTCGTGTCGAGCGTGCGGATGCCGTTGCTGACGGTCACCTGGTAGCCGCCGGCCTTGTGCACGCCTTCGCCGTGCTGTGCGATGATGGCCTGTTCGAGTTCGCCGATCTCCTCTTCGATCTGCTTCTTCTGTTCCTTGAGGGTCGCCAGTCGTCGTGCTTGGGCGGCGAACAGGAATTCGGCTCGTTGTTCGTCGGTCAGTTCGCTCGTGTCGGCGTCGGTGAGCGCGCTGACGAGGGTTTCTTCGGTTGCGGTGAGGTCGCTCATGTGTTCTTGCTCTTTCTGGTCGGGCGGAACAGGTGGTCCGCGCAGTTGTTGATGGGGGTGATGTGGATGAGCGTATGTGGCTCGTAGGGTGTGCCGTAGTAGGTGCAGGGATCCTTTGAGCGTCTCCATCGCCATCCGTGTTCGGTTTGGATGCGGGAGTCGGGCAGGTAGCGTCGTCCGGTGATGATCTCTATCTGTTCGTCGTCCTGGTAGGCGATGCCGTTGAGTGCGTCGGTGCAGAGTTTGATGAGGTTGTCGCAGTCGGGTTTTCCCTTGCGTCTCATCCAGAATTCGCAGGTGACGATGATGCGGCATTCGTAAGGTGTGAACCCGGGGAACTCTTCACGGAAGAGTCGTTGGATGACGCTTTCGGCGTCGCGGGTCCGCTGTGGGGTGACGCCGTGTCCGTGGTAGACGCGTGGTCTTCCTTTGGCGACGGGGTCTCCGGGGATGAGGAGGGCGACGGGTTCGCGTATCGCGTGTTGTGGGTTGGTCACTCGTCTCCTTTGTTTCGGGTTTCGGGTTTCGGGTCGGTTGATGGTTCGGCGCATAGGATGCGCAGCGCGCATACGGCGCATGCGATGGCGAGGATGAGCATGCCGGCGGTGAAGAACGTGGAGACGCCTGCGGTTGGTGTGGTGGGGTGTGTGGCGAGTCCGATGCACAGGCCTGTGGCCAATACGCTGATCGTGTAGAGGACGGTGCGGGTGATGTCACTCATTGGGGTCTCCTTCGGGGTGTTGCCGTTCTGACTCGTTGAGCCAGTTCATTGTGGTGGTGGTCATGTTCTGGATGGTGGTTTCGAGGTTGAGTCGTGACTGCGTGGTCGTGTCGGGGTCGAGTGCGTCGGCGGCCTCGTTCACCGCCTGCATGGGCGTCACGCCGTTCAGGGTCTTCGCGTAGTCGCGCAGGAACCTCGCATTGCTTGATTGCATGGTTTCGGCGACGCAGCGGACGATGTGGAGCACGTCCTCCTTGCGGATGCGTGGTGGTTCGCGCCATGTCATGCTTTTAGTGCTCATGTGCGGTCTCCCATGTATTCGTGGATGGATTGGACGCTGTAGAGGACGGTTTTGGTGCCGGGTAGTTTGCGGCTGCGGATCTTCCCGGCCCGTGCGAGTCGGCGCACGTATGCCTCGTCGCAGACGCCGAGCAGCTGGCAGGCGTCGCGCATGCGGACCGCGACCGGTTCGCACATGTACGTCGTCACTTGGGGGATGTCGGTTGCGACGCTCATGAGGGAACCTCCTCGGTGTCGTCTCCGTTGGCTGCGTGGTGGTCGGCGACGCTCTGCTCCCATTCGTGGAATGCGAGTCGGTAGCGGGCGAACGCGACTGCCTCGCGTTCACGCTCGAGTGGCGTGCTGTTGGTGTGGTCGACGATGCGCTTGCGGTAGTTCTCCGCCGATGCGCTCAGCATGCGGTCCTTCGCCATGCAGTCCGGGCATTCCGTCCAACTGCCTGCGGTATGGGTTGCGGCGGTCATTTCGATCCCTCCTTGAGCGTTTGGGTGTACCGGTGGAGGAAGTAGTTCTGTCCCTTGCCGGTGACCTTGGGTGTGCGGTTGAGAGTGACGTGCCCGTCGGCGTGGGTGACAGCGGTCTCCTTGATGCGGAACAGGCCCTGTTCCACATATTGTTGGAGTGGTACGTTGCGGTTGCTGCCGGTCTTGCCGAGGAACCCTTCGTCGCGCAGTTTCGCGAACAGCCGGTTCTGACCGATGGTGTATCCGGCCTGGGTGAGCATCTTGGCGAGTTCGCCGACGAGGCAGGTGCCGTCCGATGCTGCCACGGCGTCCGCGAACAGCACCTTCGGCGCCTGCGCTTCCAACTGCTTCTGTGCGTCGTGTAGCTTCTTGTCGCGGCGTGCGATGGCGCGTTGCGCGGCCTGCAATGCGCGTGCCATGAGCGTCTCGTCGTCTTCCTCGCCGGCGGCGGCCACGTAGGCGCCGTCACGACGGATCGCAGGGAGCACCTCGTGGGTGACCCAACGCTGGAATTCCTTGGCGACCGGCTTGCGGGAGCGGAGCACAAGCTTGTAGAAACCAGCCTCGCTGATGATCAACGGTGCACGGCCTGACTGATTCCAAACCTCCGTATTACGGAGGTTTGTGATTTCGTCATCATCAAGCCCCTCGCGGATGTGATTCGTGTCGATGCCTAGTACGTCGCAGATGTCCTTGGCGATGAACCACGTTTCGCTCTGCTCGTTGGCGAGCACGCGCACGGTTGCACCGTGGAAGTCGAACTGTGTAATCTGATTGGTGTCCATTTTGGAATTCCTTTCATTTGGATGCGGCGTCCGTGGCAGCGGGCGCCTTTTCTTTTTGGGCTGCTAGGAAGATGTCGAGACTGTCTCGCCATCCGAGGGCCGGTGCTATGGCGTCGAGGATCCTCATCGGCCATTCCCGTGCTCCTGTGAAGTAGCGGTTGAGCTGTGATTCGTTGAGTCCTGACACCTCAGAGAGCTGTTTCTGTGTCATCCCTTTTCTTATGAGCTGCACCTTTATGGCTTGGGTCACATAATCAGCGCTCGTCATGGGCCTCCTTTCCCGAATATTCGGTAATCTTTCCGGCGCCTCCCGCATATCCGGTCAGCAATACTGAGAATAACACCGAATATTCGGTGATGCAAACTCGACACGCCGATTTGCAAACCAAATATGCGGTATATGCTTATATGCATGGACGCGACAACAAGTAGGACAGATGAAGTCATCCGCAGATACGTAAGACGCGAGATGACCGCCCGTAATATCACACAGGCCGATCTGCAGAAAGCACTAGGCGACCGCAGTAAGGGATACATCAGCGACCGAGTACTCGGTAAGCGAAGCTGGGCTATCAGCGAGCTAGATCGCATTGCTCACCTGTTCGCACTCCCTGATGCACTATCGCTCATCGCTGCTGCATCGGGCAGTGCTGGCATAGCGGAATCGTCTACAGCCACCACCGTCGCCGAGGATGACCCGCAGTGGATTGCAGACCATCTCGATCAATTCGACATCGCCGCCAAACACGGCGACACCGAGGCCGAACAGCAGGCATACGAGGAACTGCCATAAATCCAGTCCAAAAAGAAGGGAGAGGGGAATGTGGACACGATGGCGAGCGAAGGCTGCAGCCATACCCATAGTGGCGTGACTGGATATGCGAACATCGTCGCAGACGGTCCCGCAAAAAGCACCGGCAGTACGCCAGGCACGACACGTCAACCGGTCATTACCCAATAAGAAATAAACAGCTATAGGAGAGGAAGCATCATGGAAGCTTTTCTGCTTGGACTCATCGCATTTGCCATCAGCGCGGCAATCTTCTATTTCCTGGTGAAGTACGCGGTTGTCGCAGCCATCGAGCACACGGGGCTCGGCAAGGCCGCCCGGAAATACACCGGCGATACGAAACAGACGCTGAGAAACGAGCGTCGTCTGGAATCGTACGGGCATTCGGGAGAGTGATTTCAACTTCCTCGAATTCGAGGAAGTTGCGGTTTAGCAGTCCTAACAGTGGGCGATGTCGGCCACTGTTACTTACGAGAAGGGGAATCCGAGACGTCTGAGGAAGCGTTAATGGAGGAGGCCACGCAGTATTGCCGGCTGGGTGAAGCGCGGTTGCACAACGGCCTGCAGGGTGTGTACATCCGTGACAAGCACCTGATCCTGCTCGATACGCGTTTGCGTGGCGTACAACTACGTTGCGTGCTGGCGCATGAGATCAGCCACGCACGCCACATGGACGCCGGCTGCCGCGTGGATAAATGGGTCGAGCGGCGCGCCGACCAGGAGGCTGCGCTCATGCTCATCAACCCAATGGAATATGCCTATGCGGAGGCGGTGTACGAGGGCAATGTGATGGGCATGGCTCGCGAGCTCAACGTGCTCCCGTGGGTCGTGCAGGCGTATCGCGAACGCCTGCACGATAACCCGCGGCTGGTCGTGCAGTGATGGCGTAAGCTGAGAACGAGGAGGGGAGGAAGTTCATATGTGACACATGCGAACCTTTGAGTATATCACGTTTTCTCTGAGTTAAAAATGACCGATTTCGGCTAGTTTTCAGTTCCGAAGGTTGAAAGGTTGAAAAATGAACGCTGAGCCTGTGGAAGATTCCAAACGAATTCATGCCAAGGATGTGGATATCACCATTCGTTCTGTGGAGGGGAGCGATTATGTATCACTCACTGACATGGCGCGGCATGGCGGCGCAACTCCGGGCGAAGTCATACGTCGATGGATGCGTCTTTCTGACACTATCGCATTCCTGTCTGCATGGGAGAGTATTTCCAATCCCCTGTTCGACAAGACAGCTGCGGGTGCTCTTCTGGCCAAATCGGGCAGAAACGTATTTGGGCTGTCTGTCAGTGAATGGATCAAGCAGACTGGTGCCATCGGCATCCGTTCGCAGCGAGGCAGGGCTGGCGGCACATACGCGCATACGGACATCGCATTCGCGTTCGCGTCGTGGATAAGCCCGGAATTCCATCTCTTCGTCATTAAGGACTATCAGCGTCTCAAGGATGCCGAGAGTCGACGTTCGGGAGTTGAGTGGCAGGCACGTCGAGAACTGGCCAAGACAAACTACAAGCTCCATACGAACGCGGTCAAGGAAGATCTGGAAAGCAGGCGATTGCCAAAATGGCGTGAGCGGATCGAATACGCGTCCGAAGCCGACCTGATCAATCTTGCAGTCTATGGGATGAAGGCCGCGGACTGGAAGAAGAAGTATCCGGGCTGGAAGGGGAATATGCGCGACTATTCGACGGTGTGTCAGCTAGTCATCCTTCAGAATCTGGAGGCGCTCAACGCTTCGCTGTTGCATCAGGGGTTGTCCAAGGAGGACCGGTTCAAAGTGCTGGAGAGCGAGGCGGCGAGGCAGTATGAGCAGCTGAAGGATGATGCTCCATCGATTGATCGACTCCGTTCCATCATCGAGCCAAAGGATGGCGTGAATGAGCTTCCCGTGGATTCTCGAACGGAGAGAAAGGGGCATGACGAACATGCGCAATGAATCATATGGTCATGTCGCAGAGGCGTCACGAAAGTATGAGCCCATAGCGGTCAGCGACACCATGAGACGGAGAGCGGACCATGACGGAGATATCCGCGTATGAGACGACGCATGGCCGTCGCTGGCGCGTGCGCTACCGCAACCCCGACGGCTCGCAGACCGACAAGAGAGGGTTCAGACGCAAGCTGGATGCGGAGACCTGGGCGGCCGAGCATGTCACCGTCGCGAAGGCGCACGGCTCTTACGTGGACCCGTCGGACGGCAGGACGAGCGTCGGCGTGCTCTACGGACGGTGTGTGGCCGCCAAGCGCATCAGCGTGAAGCCGTCATGGCTGCGGACTATCGAGATCACATGGCGCAACCACGTCGAACCGATGTGGGGAGCGCGTGCCGTGGCCGGCATCGAACGCGGCGAGGTGCAGCAATGGGTCAGCGACCTGTCGTCGCACTGCAGCGCCAGCCTGACGATCCGCGGCTGGTGGTGCAGTGAAAGTCAAAGGCATCGAATCCGATGCCTTTGACAGGCCAGCCGGAGAATCCGGATGGTCCCCGACGGTTTGCAAGTCAGTACACGACCGGGCACCGGTGCAGATGCCGGAGGACGTTGCCGTTGATGCGGCGCACGCGCGGGTCGTGCAACAGATCCTCGAGCCGCCGCCACATCCAACGCGTCCCGTCCTCACCGTGCCGGCGCCTCCTCGGTCGCGGACGTAGACGACTGCCCCACCCACGGCAGCAGCCAGCATTCCCATCCCTCGTCCCAGTAGACGAGTATCTGTCCCTCATCGTCGTGCAGACCGAGCAGCGCACTGTACTTCGTTTCCATGAGGCCAGTCTACAGTCGCGCGAGCAGATCTGCGAGATGCTTCTTCGCCGCGGCGCGCTCCTGTTCGAGGCGTCCGATACGCTCGTCCAGATCACGGATCGTCGCCATGACCCCCTCCGGGGTGTCTGGTCGTACCATGCGTTCGCCCATCGCGTCCGCGAGCATGTCGCGACGCTCGTCGACCGCATGCTGGTACCGCATCGCCGTGTCCACGTCGGCGTGGCCTGCGGAGTCCATGATCTCGCGCAGCGTTGCGCCCTCGCCCGCCAGCCACGTCAATGCGGTGTGACGCAGGTCGTGATATCTGAGGTCCGGTCGTCCCGCGGCCCGGCGTGCGACGTCGTAGTAGCCCCGCAGACTGTTCGGCGCGATCGGCATGCTCGTGTCGTGCTTCAGCGTGAACAGCCATGCGTCCGGTTCGGGTGCGACGAAGTCGTCCAGGAATCTGACGAGGTCGGGCATCAGCTGGCGCGGCAGGCGGATGTCACGCCTCGAACTGCTCGTCTTGAGCGGCCCCGTGACCGTGCTCATGGATTGCAGCCGTGTGCGACGCACGTGCAGCGTGCGCGTCTCGAGGTCGATGTCCCCGCGCTGCAGCGCGCACACCTCGCCGATCCTCAGTCCGTCGGCGAACACGGTCAGGTAGATGGCCATGCGGTAGCGTTCGGGCATGGCCTGATAGATCGCCTGCACCTCCTGCGGTGTGGCTGGCCGTTCCAAGTCGTGGCCCTGCGGTTTGCTCGCCCCGTGCGTGAGCGGATAGCGTGCGAGAATCGGCGGCGTCCCGTCGGCGCCCGGCTGCGATGCCGCTTTGAGCATGGCCCGCAATGGTTTGAACGCGTTGTACTTCGTCGCGTCGCCCACCTGCAGGCCGTCGAGCCATCTGTCGACCATTCGTTGCGTGACGTCCACGAGGCGCACGTGCCGGAAGGTGGGCAGCACGTGATGCTCCATGACGCGCCGCAGACCGGCTATCGTGGACTCCCTCAACCGTGCCCCGTCCTTCGTGCGTTTCTGTTCGAGCCAGATGGGCCAGTATTCGCCGACCGTGATCGTGCTGGCCGCCCGTTCGTGGCTGATCGCGCTGTCGGGCTGCCACAGTCCGGCGTCGATCCGCTTCCTCGCGTCATCGAGCCATGCCAGCGCCTGCGTCTCCTCCTCGGGCCTGAACGTCCTGGACTGGCGTTCGGGCAGGTCCGGCCACCGGTCGTACGCGTCCGGAGGCGTCGGATACGAAGCGGTCAGATACCTGACTTCGCCCTTGTACTTGCGGCGTTTGATGGTGCCGAACTTCCTGCGCGTCATGTGAAAGCCCTCTCTGTGGTACAAGATTCCGGAGGGTACGTTCTTGTCCGTCCGTTTGTACCATTATACCCGTCCGAAACAGGTGAAATCAGAGGCAATCGCGCAAATGTCACGTCAGTGTGAAGGGCTTGAAAACCGTTGGAACATAAAGAAAAAGCCACATCCGAAGATGTGGCTCGTATTGCGATGGTGGAGCCGCGGGGAATTGAACCCCGGTCCGGTGACCGTACCCTCGTACTTCTACGTGCGTAGTCTGCTGACCACTGGGGTGGTTTTTCGGCCCCCATCAATGTCGCAGACGACTGATGGCGAGCCTAGCCACAGTCAAAGTCCCTACGTCACCCTGCGGTTCAGTGACGTAGGCAAGTCCTCTAACGACGCCCGACCTCTTCCCGAAGACCCGGAAGAGCGGACGGAGCCACGCTCGCTGGATTAG